TATTCAAGAATTTCCAAAGGAACTAGCACTAGACAAATATATAGATTATGATTTACAATTCAATAAAGCTTTTCTTGACCCAATGAAAGTCATTTTAGATGCTATTGGATGGAACGTGAAAAAAACAGTTAACTTGGAATTATTTTTTGTATGACTATGGATTTTCTTAAAGATATTGTAAAAGAAGTAGGAGGGCAATATGCTTCTATTGCGTCAGAGATTGATGAATCTGAAACATACGTGGACACTGGTTCATACGTTTTTAATGCTCTTGTCAGTGGCAGTATATATGGTGGGGTTTCTGGTGATAAAATTACTGCAATCGCAGGTGAAAGCAGCACAGGAAAAACTTTCTTCAGTTTGGCAGTCGTTAAGAATTTTCTTAATAGTCATCCTGATGGATATTGTTTGTATTTTGATACTGAAGCTGCAGTCACTAAATCACTTTTAGAAGGTCGTGGTGTAGATACTAAAAGAACTGTTGTAATTAATGTAGTTACAATTGAAGAATTTAGAACTAAAACATTAAAAGCAGTTGATATCTATTTAAAAAAACCAGAAGAAGAACGTAAACCTTGTATATTTGTGTTAGACTCTTTGGGTATGCTTTCCACAAATAAAGAAATTAATGATGCTCTTGCCGAAAAAGATACTCGTGATATGACAAAGGCACAATTAATTAAAGGTGCTTTTAGAATGTTAACTCTTAAGTTAGGACAGGCAAAAATACCAATGTTAGTTACAAATCACACATATGATGTAATTGGTTCTTATGTTCCTACAAAGGATATGGGTGGAGGTTCTGGATTAAAATATGCTGCTTCAACTATCATATATCTCTCAAAGAAAAAGGAAAAGGATGGAACAGAAGTTATTGGTAATATTATTAAAGCAAAGACACAAAAATCAAGATTAAGCAAAGAAAATAAAGATGTCGAAATTCGTTTATTTTATGATGAGCGTGGGCTTGATAAGTATTATGGTCTTCTTGAGCTTGGTGAACTTGGTGGACTTTGGAAAAATGTAGCAGGGCGTTATGAGATTGATGGAAAAAAACTTTATGCCAAAGAAATATTTAAAGATCCAGAGAAGTATTTTACTGCCGAAGTAATGCAGGCACTTGATGAAACGGCACAAAAAGAATTTAGTTATGGAAAATCTTAACGAATTAGTTCAAGTATATGAAAATGCTCTTGAAGATGATGTTTGTGATTTTTTAATTGATATATTTGAAAAATATTCAGATAAACAAGAACGTATAGAAAATGAAAGAAAACCAAACTTTACGCAAATCAATCTAACAGAAAATTGCAAATTAACAGAAGAGATTGAGCAAGTTCACAATCATCTTATTCAAAAAACATTTCAATATCGCAACGAATATTACGAAATGGTAGACAGAAGAGTTTTTCCAGAAGAACACGCATTTGAGCAATTTCGAATTAAGCGTTATAATAACGATGGGAATGATGAGTTTGATACACACGTTGATGTAGTAGATTATAAATCCGCAAGAAGATTTTTATCTTTTTTGTGGTACTTGAATGATGTAGAGCAGGGAGGTGAAACAAAATTTTCAAATATGACGATTACACCAAAGAAAGGAAATCTTTTAGTTTTTCCTCCACTTTGGATGTTTCCTCATTCGGGTCTTATGCCTATAAGTGGCCCTAAGTATATTTTACATACGTATTTGCACTATAAGTAATGGAAAAAATTGAAACTACTATTCTTCGCAATCTTCTTTTTAATAATGAATATTGTAGAAAAGTATTGCCTTTTATTAAAACGGAGTATTTTGAAAACCTTCACGAGAAAGTAGTTTTTGAAGAGATTTGTAAGTTTATTGTTGCTTATGAAGAACTTGCTACTAAAGAAGTTCTTTTAATTGAAACTGAAAAAAGAACAGATATTACAGAGGATACTTACAAAACTATTTGTGATTATGTTTCAAAACTTGATGATGGACACGCAGATTTAGAATGGGTAACTGATACTACCGAAAAATGGTGTCGTGATAGAGCAATTTATCTTGCTTTGATGGAAAGTATCAAAATTGCTGATGGTCAAGATGAAAAGAAAAACAGAGATGCAATTCCAAGTATTCTTCAAGAAGCATTAGCAGTTGGTTTTGATAATAATGTTGGGCACGATTATCTAAATGATTTTGAGAAACGTTATGATTTTTATCACAAAAAACAAGAAAAAATACCATTTGATTTGGATTATTTCAATAAGATTACCAAAGGTGGTATACCAAATAAAACACTCAATATCGCTCTTGCTGGTTGCGTTCATCCAGAGACAAGAGTGAAAATTAGATTTAGGAAGATTTCTTGATTTTGGAGTTTGGTGCTGGTTCTCCAGTTCCAAATTTCCAACCTTCATTTAGTTTTGTGCTAATTTCTTCTGGAAGTATTCTTTTCCATCCCTTTGTTGCTGGTAAATGCATTACCCTTTTTCCTTTATGTGCTTTTCCTCCAAGAGATGCTCTTTCTTGTCTTCCTTCTTTAGATGCCCAATAACTAAATTCTGCAGATGCTCTTTGCTTCCCTCCAAGAGATGCTCTTTCTTTTCTGCCTTCTTCTGTACTCCAATAATAGAAGTTTTTAGTTTTGTTGTTTAAATAATCTTGTTTTTGGCTTTCTATTCCTTTTATTTGCCATTCTTTTCTTTCCTCTATTGGGGATGAGAAGAAACCAATCTGATTATCTCTACAAAACTCTCCCGTTATTTTTCTATGTTGCGAAGATAAGTTTGCTCCTAACATTTTCATAGACCTTAAATCATTTGGATTTTTATAAATTTTCCAAAGTAAATAATGTGCTATGATATGCTCTCTTACACTCAAATAAGTAAGATTTTCTTCACTATCATCTCCTCCCATATGTTTAGGAAAAACGTGATGTTCGTGCAGTCCTGAATATTTTTTGTAGTTCTCTTTTCTTGACTTATTGACTTCACATAAGTTAGAATAAATTTGATTAAACATTTCCCTGTCCCTGCTAATACTACTATTTATACAAAATGTGGATTGAAAAAGAAACGTCAATTGCTGAAATAAAAACATTACTTGATAATGGATATGAGGTAGAAGTTGACTCGCCCGATGGATATGTTCCTGTTAATTTTTTTATTAATAAAGGAATGTACGAAGAATATAAGTTATATTTGTTAGATAATACTAAAGTAAAATGTAACGAAAGACATTTATTTGAAACTACTGACGGATGGATTTCTGCTAAAGAAATAGAGCAATCTAATTCATATTATGAATTTATTACCAGTGATGGTATTAGAATTGGTAAGATTATTAAAACTAATAATCAAATACCTATTGTAGATATTAATGTAAATCATCCAAATCATAGGTATTATACTAATAGGGTTTCTTCTCATAATACTGGTGTTGGTAAATCTTTGTTTATGTGCCACGTTGCTGCTTCTGTTCTTTTACAAGGAAAGAATGTTCTTTATATAACTCTTGAAATGTCAGAAGAAAAGATTGCCGAACGTATTGATGCAAATCTTTTAAATATTAATATCAAAGATATTGAAACACTTCCAAAAATAATGTTTGAAAGTAAAGTAAATGCTATTGCAAAGAAAACACAAGGAACTTTAATCATTAAAGAATATCCAACTGCTTCGGCACATTCGGGACATTTTAGAGCATTATTAAATGAACTGCAATTGAAAAAATCATTTCGTCCTGATATTATTTTTATTGATTATTTAAATATTTGTGCTTCTTCAAGATATAAAGGTAATCTTTCGGTTAATTCTTATTCTTATATTAAATCAATTGCTGAAGAATTAAGAGGGCTTGCGGTAGAAATGAATGTTCCTATTTTTAGTGCAACACAAACTACTCGTAGTGGTTCTACAAATTCTGATCCAGATTTGACTGATACTAGTGAGTCTTTTGGTCTTCCTGCGACTGCTGACCTTATGTTTGCTTTGATTTCTACCGAAGAATTAGAACAATTGGGACAGATTATGGTAAAGCAACTTAAGAACAGATATAATGACCCAACATCCAATAAAAGATTTGTTGTTGGAATAGATAGAGCAAAGATGAAACTTTATGATGTAGAGCAAAGCGCACAGTCTGATATACTTGACTCTGGTAAAGATGAAGAGTATAATGATGAAGAAAAGAAACCTAAAAAATCATTTGAGGGATTTAAATTCTAATATGACCCAAGTTATTGATACAAAAAAATATATTGAGTTCGTTCGTGAAACTACAAGTAAAGCAAGTAGTGATTTTCCTTCTTTGCTTTCTCGTCTAACTGAATTGGAAATTGGAGATGCAGATGTCCCTCGTCTTATGACTGCTGCATTTGGAGTGAGTGCCGAGGCAGGAGAACTTGTAGAAATTATAAAAAAAATATTCTTGCAAGGAAAGCCATATAATGAAGAAAATATCATCCATATGAAAAAAGAGGCAGGAGATATTCTCTGGTATATGTCTCAACTTTGCATTGCTCTTGATACTACTTTTGAAGAATTGATGGAAATTAATTACCAAAAACTATCAGCAAGATATCCAGAAGGAACTTTTGATATTCATCGTAGTGAAAATAGAGTAGAGGGGGATTTATAATACCCTAATATTCTAAATATAAGAATATTAGGGTATTTTTTGTGGCAAATATAAATGATTCGATAGGAAAATATGTTGAATATTCAGTTGCAAATAATTTAACACCAAATCAAAATTTTGTAACTGAAATACAAAAGCATAAAACTATAATATCTCAAACCTCCCCAAATTATAATTTTAGTATTCTCGATGATAATTCAAAAAATATTTCTGATAAAATTACAAATTATATAAAAACAAAAAAAGACGAGTCTAGTATTGTAAATTTGATTATGACTGGACAAAATTATAATTTCAAATCAATCAATTCATTTTTTGATAATACTAATCCTAGTGATATTCTTTTGGAACTAAACTTACCAAATCAATTTCAAAAATATCTTGGCGTATCAATAAAAAACCTTATTGGACCATCAAGAAGTGTAAAAATTAATCCAGGAATTGATGGGTTGTTAACACATTTGGGAAGTAGTAGAGATAGTCTATATCGCAATATTGTCCCTAATATAATATCAAAATATAGTTTACCTTCACTTAAAAAAGGTAAAAAGTGGTATTTAAAAACTGATGTTATACAAGATATAGCAAAATTCAAACAAGCAGCAAACGATGTTAAATCTTCATATAGAGACGAAATTTATTCTTTATTAAATACTAAAATAACACAAGACCAAGATGGTTTTAAAGATTATATTATTGAAGATATTTTACGATTAATTAATATTCCCTTTTATATTGTTGTAACTAATCGTCGTGAACCGTATGAACCTATGCAAAACGACTATGTAAATGCTATTTTAAATTCAACTATTAGTATATTAAAAAAAAGTGATTTTAGTATTTTAATTAATCAAAATGGAAAAAAACTATTTTCAATTGGAATAAAATTTGAATCTTCATCGGATATGACTAGTTCTATCAAGTTAAGAGTTACATAAATATAAAAATAGCAGAGTATTTTTTATATGAAAACTTTTAAAATATTTTTAGAGAATGCAGCAGAAAATCTTGCAGCACTAAGAACAAAAAGCGAAAATCGTAAACGAGAACTAATTCAAAAA